GTCCCGTTGTGGGGTCGGCCTTTTCTTTTGCCTTAAACTTTTTTGTTCCCCTCTACCTCTTTTATCCTTGCAACACCCAAACATCTTTGTTAGGGTACCCCATAGGTTAATTAATAATAAATAAAATGGAGTAATGAAATGGCTGTTCTTTTTACCTCAATTATTATTGAGGCTCTTTTCAGGGGTGCATACATGAAGATAACGGCGAGCGGATGCCCGTCCGAGATGATCGACAAACTTAAAGAGCTTGATCCTGATGTTAAATTTAAAGACTCATTTCCGGTTTACGGTCGTGGTGGTGGTGGAAGGGGTGGCAGCAAGGATACCAAGAAGGCAAAAGTTTTATCTATCTCAGTTTCAGGAAACAACGGGAGTAAGTTTATCAACCTAGCCTGTGAGTGTAGCGATGGTGATTTTACGGTTGCAGTATCAAAAAAGAAGGTTGAAGACTTCCTTACTGGTGCCAAAGAGAGAATAGGTGCTGAGCACCGAGACAAGCTTGATCAGTCCTCAGCGACTATTATTTTCCGGTTAGATGATCAGATGATCCCCATCAGTTATTTTGAGATAGAGGATAAAAAGTTTTTTGATAGCTTTGATGGTGGCAGTAATGGCAATTAAAGAATTTCTCTTTGATGCAGAAACGAAGGCAACCACTAACCCCGTTACCATTCAAAAAATAAGCGAGGAAGAGAAATCCAGGCCGTGCCCCGGAAAGCCAACATCGGCAAACCCGAGGCCAGATACCATAGAGAGATACGAGTCCGCAAAAGCAGAATGGAGAGCAGGACTTTCTTCAAGGATCCAGAAAAAAATAGATGACACAGCAAAGAACCCGCTGCTGGCCGAACCTATTTGCATGTCTGCTATATGTGATCAGGAAAAAGTAAGCTGGTCCGCCATGCATGGCGATACTGAAAAAGAAATGCTGATTAATATTTCAGAGTTCATTACTGATAATTGCGACGAAGAGACCGAATTCTCCGGGTTCTGCATAACAATATTTGATCTGCCCTTACTTGTAACAAGGTGCAGGTTACACAGGGTTTCTCTTCCTGGTTTTTTCCCTCAATATCATCGGTACTGGCATGGTAATGTTATCGATATAAAGGATTTGATCCCATCGAAAACCCCATTTTTAAGTTTTGACGACGCGGCCACACTGCACGGTCTTGATGGTAAATCTTTGATGTATAACGGGTCATCAATGCACGGGGGAAGGGTACAGGATGCATTTAGAGCAGGCGAATTTGATTTTATCGTGAGTTATTGCGACAGTGACGCACTGAACGAGTGGGAGCTTCTCAAGATGTGCAAGCCCATCGGCAACAAATCAAGCCAGACAATAATGGAGCAGGCGCGGGAAATACTGGGCTCAAACCTAAGCGACAGTCAAAAGGTAATCACGATAAACAATATTTTGTTCCGTATTGGATAAAAGGAGCCCGGAGAGATCCAGGCAGAGTGCAATCATGATGAATGAAGAAATAAAAACAGCATTAGACGTATTAAAGATGGAATCCCAGCAAGAACGAGTCGAATATTTGTCCGAAAAGATTGGTGCCATAAAATGGTGTCCTAAATGCGAAGAAATGAACCCGAGAACATCCGTAAACCTTTGGGACCATAAAACGAAATGCAGCTGCGGAACAGTTGTTGTTCAGCGAGTAATTCAGGATTTTTTATAAAAGAAAGGGCAGATGATGCCATGCATGAGGCCTTGATTGTTTTCGAGATGTACAAGGCTGGATCAATTGAAGTGGATGTTGGTTGATACTTATTTGTTTTAAACAAAGATGCCCGACCGTATTAAACCGGTCGGGCATTATTGTTTGTGGTAAATGATATTATTATGGTAATATATACCGATACATTATAACGATATCGTTTTCCCCACAAAAGGTGCTTTTTATGGATCTGAGAGAAGAATATTTGGAGCACATGAAAAAATTAAAACCAATGGCTGAAGATCTTCCGGGGGAACTGCCGATGATCTCAAATGTTATTGAAGAGTCAGCTCCAGGTATGGGCGTCAAGATCACCATGCACCTTGCTACAGCCTACAGAGGGATAAAGGTATATTGGCACTCTCTTGACGGATCAATACTCTTGCAGGACTACGCAAGAGGGAAATGGCCTGTTTCCCCCGATGAATTAAAGGAAACAAACTTGCATCACCTTCCTTCAAACGATTTACGGATGATTGCTTCTTCCATATCAGAAGTGGCAGCTGGTATGGGGATACAAATCACTCTACGCCTTGCATGGGCATTCCGTGGCATGGTCACCCACTGGCACAACATTGATAGGATAACCGAGGCCCACCGTAACTACTGGCTTATGAAACGTTATGATCTGGGGGATGTTACCGGGCGAGAACTTGCTATGGCCGTGGGGATCAGTCAGCGCAGATCTGAGGATATTCTATCCGGAAATATAGGCGGTACTCATATTGATTCGAGGCAAATTAGATTGTTTGATTAAAAAATATACGGGCTCCATATCCTTTTGTGCTGATGAGGACCGGCCACCCGTTAATAACTGGCCGGGTAAACAAAAGATCAGGGATCGTCGTTAACCTGATGAATTAGCACATACGACCCATTACTTTAAGAGAAATTTTTATTTGAGTAAGTAGCGCAAACGGTAAAGCGCAGCCATAAAAGGGATAAGGTGTCGGCAATTCAATAACATTAAAGGCTGTGTCCATCCGGACGCGGCCTTTTCTTTTTCAATCTTCCGCAATGCGGTGTCTACCCCGCTTCCGTCCTGCCATGTATATTATATTTATCCAACAATAAAGGTTTAAAACCGATACTCAACAACGGAGAAAACATTGAATTTAAACGATGAAATAAACATAACACCTTTGTGGCAATGGCCGCTTGTCCTCATGGCTCCAGCTATGGGCAGTAGCTTGGCCTCAATTGTAGACCCTGAGAGCGTATACCTCAAACTGCTCTATGGTTCCTTATCCCTATTCTTGATGTGGGCAGGCCCGGCCTTGTTCCAAAAGGTTTTCAGGTTCAGTGCAGATATCTGGCACGGAAAAGGGATGATCCGGCGTGATCTGGATAGCGGCGCAAAACAATGCGCCCGGATTTATCTTGGCAGAGACCGGCCTTCTTTTCTCCTGGCTCCGCTCTCCTTCTGTTTTCTCAAGTGGACATTTACAGTCGGCGAAATTGATATAAATACCGGCTCCATTTCTGTGGGGAAATGTTTTGTCACAAACCTAGTGCAAGAAGAAAAACAGTGCAGGGCTATTGGGACAAATGATCTCATTACCGGGGTAGCAGCTAGGCACATAATACAGATCGAACGTGATATCCGTCGAAGAAGTCATTCGTTCCGGAATAGCAGTAAGGAACTGCTGGTAATAAATAAATTGCGCGACTCTGGCTTGATAATTAAAGAGGATGTTTCTCAATGAAACCGCTCATCATCTCAGCAATAGCCCTGGCCCTGCTCTCTGGCTGCTCCTCAAAAGTTTATTACGAGCAACAGCCAAAACGTGATAGTGCCGAGGAGAAAAGAGTCATTGCTATTGGTGAAGGCCTTGGAAAAGTAGTTGCGGCATTTAGGCGAGGCGCTGATCAGCGCGTCGCCCATCGGCCCAATGCTAAATCGGCACAAAAAAATCTTGAATTTAGTGATGCAGCAATAGCAGAGAGTTTTGAAAACCGTATTCCATACGATGCGGAGGTAGACAGGTTAGAGGCTCCGGTCGAGGGCACCGGGCAAGCCATAATCATCCACAATCAACCGGCTGAATCGCTGCTGCTCCAGTACATTATGCTGGAGCGGCAAGCGGTTGCTAAACAGGCGGCGGCAGCAGAAGAAACAAAACAATTAAAAGAAATTATGGCAGCGTATACCAACGCTGTGCTGAAAAAACAACCAGAACAAGCAGCACCATATACCGGAAAATCTACCATGAATAAGGTGGCCGATGCCCTGCCATTTCTTGGCACCATCATGGGCATGAATAGCCTTGGTAAAGCTGGTATTACTGGGGCAATTGGTGATACATCATCAAATCCAGTAACAACAATTATAAAAAATACAACCACTAACAGCGGAATAGAGTAAAAAAAATATGGGTCCTGTAAGCAACTACACTTCCACAATAAACTTGATTAATCCACACGGCTTTCCGCTGCGGCTGGAGATTGGGGTGACAGGGTATACCTTGGATGATCTCACCAGCACCGGCAGGTTATTGATAAGGGGACCAGGTTCAAACAGAGATCCCTTTCTTGATTCCGAAGCGTATACGGCCATTGATACAATAAATAATCGTTACGTCGTGACTGTTCCTGCTGATGATCCGTTATACAGCCTGATATTGGAGGGTAAGCCCTACACATGGAGTTTTACAGCTGATACGGATTCATTCCGGGTTCAAGGTGATTTTAAATCATCATACGACACCGGCCACGCACCGGGGGAACCTCATGCTGCGCTGGTATCTGTTGGCCCAATTGGCATAGAGATCTACTTTCCAGCTGGCCCCCGTGGTGATGTGGGGCCACAAGGACCGGCTGGCCCGTGGTCTGCGGAGGTTCGCCATGCAACCGAGTCAGGGGCAATAACCGCCGCTGACCAGACAGTCATAATCACGGCATCAGGCGGAACAATCGCCCTTACATTACCCACACCGTCCTCTCTCTATACCGACGGAGAAGGCCCAACCTATACCATTACTTTCATTAGGCCTGCCGACGATACCGGCGATGTTACGCTTTCCGGAACTGGCCCTGATCTTCCTGATGATCTATACCCCGGCGAGGCTGGGCAGATCCAGAGTGATGGACTAAAACTTTATATAATTTGGTAAAATAAATGCAGAGATTCCTTAATTTATTAAATCTTGCAAAGGATCCTATCGACCCCGCTACCAAGCAGGGGCAAGACAGTGCAAACGATAGCCTTAGCCACCTGGTAGACAGCGGAATAAAGTTTGATAATGATAATACAGGATCTGATGCCTTTGGACGGCAGCGGGTATCATCACCCTATACCGTATATGACATCAAGCAGAACACCTCAGCACAGCCACTCTTTTACGATGATCAGGAGGTTTCAGGCAGCGGCACGTCGTCAGTTTATAATAACGACAAGGCCTCTGTCACCATGTCGGTTGCAGCGGGCACAGCTGGCAAGCGTGTACGTCAAACAAAGGTGTGGAGTCAGTACCAGCCCGGTAAATCTCAGATGCTTATCTTCAGCGGAAATTTTCGCGGCGCAGTTCCTGGTGTAATAAAACGATCTGGGATGTTTTTTGATTCATGGGGCCTTTTTTACCAAGTCGATGGTACAGGTATTAGTGCGGTTATACGTACAAATAATACCAGTTCCCCTGTTGATATTGCTGTTCATCAAAATAATTGGAACGTGGACAAGCTAGACGGCACCGGATCAAGCGGGATAAACCTTGATTTAGAAAAAGCTCAGCTTGGAGTTATTGACTACGAGTGGTTAGGGATTGGGCAAGTGCGGTTTTGCTTTAAATTTGATGGTAGAATAGTGGAGGTACACAGGTTTACACACTCAAACTCTAACGAAGAAGTATACATGAGCAACCCGAATGCCCCTTTTCGGTACGAGATTGAGAACGATGGATCAGGCGCGGCAGCTACCTTTGATCATATATGCGTTTCTGTACAATCAGAAGGGGGGCAGGAGGAAAATCAGATAATAACCTATGTATCAAGGGATGGGTCACCGATAACGTTGGCAAATCAAGATTTATATACTCCCGTATTATCGATACGCCTGAAAGCTGATCGCCCATGCACTAGGATTACAGTAAAAGATCTATCTATCATTATAACTTCCGCCATTAATTATGAATGGATACTTTTTATCAACCCTGCCATTGCTGGCACTGACCAAGCTGTATGGCTAGATATTGAAAACTCAGCATTGCAATTTGACATATCCAGGAATGCTACAAATTTTTTATCAGGAGGATATAAGCTTGAAGGGGGGTATGGGGCATCATCCAATCAAATAAAAAACCCAACCGGTGACGCGGTGACATCATTTTTGACAATCGGGAGCATGATTGATGGCAGCATGGACGAATTTGTCCTTGCTGTAAAAAATATTGAAGGTAACGGTGGCGTCTGTTATGCAGGATTGACTGTTTCTGAATATTGTTAAGCAGGAGAGATAAATTGATTAAGGAAATTTTAATTATAACAGCTCTATCTGTGCCCTATTTGTCATTCGCCCAAGATCTTGACGACCCGTTTCCCCCTACAGGTCTTGAGCGGATAGAAAAACAAATGGATAAGATCGCTGACAGTGTCCACCAAATAGATAAAAATGTCGCGGTCGGGCAAAGGGATATATCGACTTTTGCGGATGCGTTTTCCGAGCAAAAGGAACAGACATCTTTACTAAAGGGAAGAACCCTATCTATTGAAAATGATCTTGTTGCCGTTAAGATAGATACTAAAGGTAATAAGGAAGATATACGGACCATAAAAGGAAATCTTTTCAAGATAGTTTTATCAATACTAACCATGATTGGAATGATTGCCGCTGCATATATAACAAGAAAAAATCATAACCAAAAGGATAAGACATGATTGAAAGCTCTTTATTTACCTTGGTTATTTTAATATTTATACTTGGATTATCAAATTATTTTTAGAGGAATGTCGTAATGAGTAACGGAGTGAATGAGCAAAGCACATATCATGAAACGAGAATAAAATTTATTGCAGATTGGACGCGAGAAAGAGAATTAAACAGGCGCATAGTTAACGACTTAGAAACAATCACAGAATTCCTTGTGAAAACAGCAAAGGAAGGTATAAAAAAAGATCCACCAATAAAGATTGATGCTGGGACAAGGGATAATATTTACAAATTCTTCAGCCTCACAAATAAGGTTGCTGTCGATCAGATAAAGTGTGATCAAGCCCTACTATCTCTTATTCAAGACGGGGAAGAGTCGGGGAATGGTGATGATCTAAAGCGAGTCAAGGAACTCTTCTCTGATCAGTTATCGTATCTGGAGAGACTGCCAGCGGAAAATAGATCAGACGCAAAATTAAGGGCACTAACCAAGATGAGTGAGGTTATTTTCAAATGGGATAATGCCCTTTCAATTCTTGACAATTTAGCAAAAGGTGCTGATGAGGATGGCAAACTAACCATAGACGCTCAGACGGTCAAGGATATCAGAGAGCAGATAGGACTTTAATGGGCAATGCTAAGATAACCCCAAGGGAGCCCAATAAGTATTTTTTGCCTTACCAAGATGCATGGATAGACGATCCTTCCAGGCTCAAGCTAATGGAAAAATCAAGACAGGTGGGGCTCTCCCTCTCTTCTTCGTTTTCATCCGTAGCCAAGACAGCCCCACAGAAAACACGCTTTGACCATTGGGTATCATCAAGAGATGAGATTCAAGCAAAACTCTTCCTTGAGGATTGTAAGCTTTTCTCCGGGATATTAGATAAAGCCGCGAAAGATTTAGGGCTCATCATCCTTGATCAGAAGAAAAATAAATCTGCATACGTTCTTGAGTTTTCGAACGAAAGGCGGATACACTCTATGTCGTCAAACCCTGATGCGCAGGCGGGGAAAAGGGGAGGAAGAACCCTTGATGAATTTGCGCTGCACCCTGATCCGAAAAAACTTTATTCCATCGCTTACCCAGGCATTACTTGGGGTGGACAGCTGGAGATTATCTCAACTCATCGTGGTAGCCATAATTTTTTTAACGAGCTGGTGAAGGATGTACGGGAGAGGGGAAACCCTAAAGGTTTTTCTTTGCATACCGTCACTCTCCAGGATGCTCTTGACCAGGGTTTTCTTTACAAGCTGCAAGCTGTCCTTCCAGAGGATGATGAACGACAGTATATGGACGAAGCTCTTTATTTTGATTTTATCCGGGCTGGATGTGCTGCTGAAGAACAGTTTCTGCAGGAGTACATGTGCCAGCCTGCCGACGACAATAGCGCTTTTTTACCATATGATTTGATTGCATCCTGTGAATATCACGCTGCTGAAAAGTGGGAACTTGAGCAACAGGAAACAATATCAGAATTGTATATGGGCGTGGACATAGGCCGGAAACATGATCTTACAGTTTTTTGGATCGTAGAAAAGATAGGAATGGTCTTTTTTACACGTAAAATTGTTGAATTAAAGAACACTCCATTTACCGAACAACAGAGGGTTTTTTATAACCTGATTAAATTGCCTGGAATGCGCCGTGTTTGCGGTGACGAATCAGGCCTGGGCATGCAATTAATAGAGCAAGCAAAAGAAAAATACGGAAATTACAAAGTTGAAGGAGTCACTTTTACGGGGCCAATGAAAGAATCACTTGCCTACCCTTTGCGCACAGCGTTCGAAGATGGAAATATCCGAGTGCCCATGAGTGATAAAATAAGAGCTGATATGAGGTCAATAAAAAAGACTATCACGACGGCAGGTAATATCAGATTTGATGCAGACAGAGGGCCTGGAGGACATGCTGATAGGTTTTGGGCCGTGGCTTTGGCTCTGCACGCAGGATCTACGGAAAGAACAGATTTTAAAATAACGGTGGCCGGGGAAGACCGAGCGACTTTAAACATGGGTAGTTTTTTAAGGAGAACCTGATATGCCACGACCTATTGTCCGAGAATTAGGCGGATTAACCACTGATCCTGATTTTTTTTATGGGTGGCTTGATTACACAGAGAACCCGGACCCCATCCTCCGGTATGAGTCAAATGGTAAGGGCATCACCTTTTACGATGAAATTGACAGAGACGACCGGGCCGGACCGGTGCTTGAAGCCAGATATGAAGCCGTAGCGGGTGAAGACTATGAAATTGTTCCAGGTGGAAAAACAGCACGTCATAAAAAAATTGCTGAATTTGTCGAGAGTAACCTAAGGGCAATAAACCTGCCAAGTGCAACAAAGGATCTGCTGCAAGCAATCCTCTATGGTTATTATGGACTTGAAATCATGATAGACCAAAAAGGCGCGGGGCAACCAATAAAGATAAGAAAACTTATAGGAAAACACCCGCGCCGTCTTCTTTTTGATGCTGAGCGTAATGTTCGTCTGCGTACCAGAAAAAATTCTCTCCACGGTGAACCGGTTCCAGATGATAAATTCATCATCCTGAGCTTTGGCGATACGGAAAACCCCTACGGCAAAGGGCTTGGCCGTCGCCTCTGGTGGCCGGTATGGTTTAAAAAAAATGGGATAAAATTCTGGTCTATTTTTCTGGAAAAATTTGGATCCCCTACCGTCGTTGGAGAACACCCGCCTGGGGCTGATGATGATCAGATAAAAGAGATAGAAAGAGCAACAATGCTGGTTCAGCAAAAGACCGGCGTCGTTATTCCTGAAGGATTTGCCCTGAAACTGTTAGAGGCCACCCGCACCGGTAATGCATCATATGAGGCAATGGTACAGCGGATGGATACGGCAATCTCTATCACAATCTTTAAACAGAATTTAACCACTGAAGTTAAGGGTGGTTCACGGGCCGCTTCGGAAACCCATGATTCCGTTGCGCACCGTACAAGCAAGATGGATGCCAAGCTTGTTGAGGATGTTTACAATGAAACAATGATCCGCGATTTGGTTGACTGGAACTTCTCAGGAGTAAAGGAAGAAGAGTACCCGGAAATCCGTTACATCATGGAGAAGGAAACAGTCCAAAAAACAGATGCCGAAACCGATGAAATTTTATTGACGAAAATCGGTCTGAATCTTGATCCTGCTTGGCTTGCGAAAAAATATAATGTCAAAACCGATGGAGTTCCAAGGCTTGACCAACCTGAAGGCGGGAAACCTGCTGCCTTTGCAGAAAAAGCACCACAGCAGACCATAGATAATCAAGAGCAAATTGACAAGCTGACTGATAAGGCAATCGCCAAGGTTGACTTGGCCGACAACGAGCAAATCATTCTTGACCTCATCAGAAAATCATCCTCATACGAGGAAGTTTATGCAGGATTGGCCGACCTGTATGACTCACTCAGCATGAAAGATTTAGAGAAGGTGATGAAAGATGCCCTGCTTATGGCTTATGCCTCCGGGGTAGAGTCTGTTGAAAAACAGGTAGAAAAGGCGGTGAAAGATGCCTGATATTGAACCGCTTCCTTTTATTGAAGCAATAGAATTCTGGGCAGATAAAATCACGTTGAGCCCCAAAGAATTTTATGAAATCAGCGACGAAGCAAGAGCACTGGCCTTTAGTGTTGCCGGAATAGCAAAAATATCAGAGCTGGACACGGTGAAGGATATTATAGATAAATCCTTGGCCGAGGGCCTGACCTTTAAGGAGTTCCAAGCGCAAGCCGGAGACCTCTTTTCAAAGAGAGGCTGGGCCGGGAAAAATCATTATCGTGTTGATAATATTTTCCGGACAAACATTCAGACGGCATATAATGCCGGTCAATATAATACGCTCAAGAGAAATACAGATATCCTCCCATACTGGACTTACTCCGCAGTAGGGGATGGAAGAACGCGACCTGAACACGCCGCAATGAGTGGCAGAACATGGCCAGCAGACCATGAAGTGTGGGATACCTGGTTTCCTCCCAATGGTTTCCGCTGCCGATGCTCCGTTTACGGCAGCACGCAGGAGCAGGCACAGGGCCGATCTGTTAAGGTCGAAACAAGCAACCCTACAGGTGATCCGGTACCGGTTTACAACTCAAAAGGTGAGAAGACCGGAACTGTTCCGTTGCAACCTGATCCGGGATTTTCCGCAAACCCTGGTAAAGCATGGGCAGGAAATGCATAGAATGGACTCTAAGCAAGGAAATGAACATTCGCATCTGTTTGTACTGGCAACGCTGAAAGAACTAAACAGTAAGCGTCCTGGTCTCCACATGGTGCATGTATGACTGGCGGGGTGTCTCTTGCAGTAGATATGTCGTCTTTGCAGAAAGCTGCTAAAGAGCTTACGAAGCGGTTTGAAAAGAAAATTGTTCTGCAAAAGGCAGGTGATTATCTCCAACAATCAATAAGATACAATTTCGTTGTAGGAGGAAGGCCGACACGGTGGAAGCCACTGAATTACCGGACAGGGCAACCACTGCGAGATACCAATAGGCTGATGAACAGCATTACCAGCAAGGTGCGTGGTGAAAAATCTTATGTTGGTACCAATGTAAAATATGCACCAACGCATAATTTTGGGGCAAAAAAAGGGCAGTATGGTAAGAAAAATGTAACGGTGCCCGCGCATAGCAGGAAGCGTGGTGGAAAAACATACTCTGTCCGGTCCCACAGTCGGAAAATGTCTCTGCCGTGGGGCGACATCCCGAAGCGTGAGTTTATAATTGTGCAGAACGAAGATGTATTGGAAATAGAGCGGATTTTGAAACGGCTTGCTGAAGGGCAATAAAAGATTTCCTTCCTTCCGGTACCAACAAAACAAATTTTAACCTAAGGCTGTGTCCATCCGGACGCGGCCTTTTCTTTTTTAATCTTCCGCAATGCGGTGTCTACCCTTCTTCCTTCTTGCCATGTATATTTTCAATAAATCAAACATTGAAACAAGAGGAGGATGTCATATGTCCGATGAAGAAAAAGGGCTTTCCGGTTGGATTACTATTTTTGCAGGCGGAAAACAAACCGACATGGATGGGGTCGAACATAACGGAGACGATCTGATTGACCAGGCTGTCTCTTCGTTTGACCCGGCATTCCATGAACCACCGGCTGTTATAGGTCACCCGCAGGACAACAGCCCCGCATGGGCATGGGTTTCAGGATTAAAGACTGAGGTAGCCGACGTCGGTGGGCAAATGAGAAAAACCCTGCTGGCAAAATTTAGGGACACTGTGCCTGAATTTCAAGAATGGGTAGAGAACAAAAGATATAAAAAACGTTCTGCTTCTTTTTACCCAGATGGCAGATTACGTCATGTGGGATGGCTCGGTGCGATGCCGCCTGCAGTTAAGGGGCTCCCTGATCCGCAGTTTGCCGAGGGCGAGGCGGTTGTTTTCGCTTTTGCCGAGGATTCCCCACCCGCTGATGATGCAGGGATGATCGTCAAAATGTATAATTTACTCAAGACATGGGTAAATGATCAGGATCCTAAAGAGGTGGCTGAAAAAGAAGAAGACCCTGCCCAACAAGGTCTGGATGAAAATAATAATTTCAAGGAGGATGAAACGGATATGGCTGGATTGTCAGAAGAACAAGTAAAAGAGCGAGAGGAAGCCGCACAGCTGAAAGGTAAACAGGAAGGCAAGGCCGCTGCCTTTGCTGAATTCCAAAAGCAGCAGGCAGGCCGCAAGATTTCTATTTATTTAGCCACCCCCGTGAAAGAGGGTGGACCTGTACCAGCTTTGGTTGATGCAGGGCTTTCAAAGTTTTTGGAACGGATAGACAGTGTTTCATCTTTTGCTTTTTCGGAGGATGACGGCACGGAAAAACAGACAGATCTTGATTTCTTCATTGAGCATATCGCGCCCCGGCTGAAATCTCCAAAATTTGGAGAACACGCGGGCCGAAGAAATGCGCCGAATTTTGCAGAAGATGGCGGCACAGAAGATCTTGACCCCGTTGCAGTGGGGACTGCGGCAAAAGCCTACAGATTTTCCGAGAAACAGAAGGGAAATGCACTTACCGGCGCACAGGCTGACAATTATGTACGTGAAAACTGGAATGAATTTGAGGGGAAATAATGGCTTTTGATCTTTTTTTTGTTGACGTTGGCAGTGCAGAGGAAACTGTTCTGCCACACAGATTTGTTGCATTTGGGGCCACTGCTGGCAAGGTGAAGCAGGCAGATCTTGCAACAGAAGCAATACTCGGGGTGAGCGATGAATGTGGCGTAGTTGTTACGGTTGCTACCGATGAAAACAGGGTTGACTTCAACGTTTTGGGGTACGCCAAAATTACCTACGGTGCAACCATTATAGCTGGTGCCCACCTGACCACCGATGCAGATGGAAAAGCAGTAACAGCAGTCGCAACCAATAGAGTCGGGGCGATGGCCCTGACAGCAGGGGTGGCTGGAGACATTCACCTTGTAACACTTATTGCCGGTTCACCGGTACTGTAAGGAGATATAATGCCACCAAAATATATGCAGTTTGCTGAAGGGAACCCGATGCCAATTGACTCGGTAGCCCTGTCCGTCCTCGTTGCTTACGTAAACGAGGGAGGGATTGCCGATAAATTTGCACCTAAAGTACCCTGCCCTGGTTCGCTCTTTGAGTATCTGAAGTACGAAAAGACAGACTTTTACCGCCTCCCTGCTACACGGGTTGGTCGAACATCTCGGACAAACCGTGTCGAGTTTAAGGCGAAGGAAGAAACCGGCAAAGTATACGATGAGGCCCTTGATTATTTCATTCCGTTGAGGGACGAAAAGGACAAACAGAAATTCAACGTCAGTCAGCGTCAGGTCGGTACTGAGATGACAATGAACGATGTGCAGCGAGTGAGGGAAAAGCGGGTTGCCGATAAGGCCCAAGATAGTGCCAACTATGATGTAGCAAACGTGTTGCCCCTTTCGGGGACTGATCAATGGGACGACCCTACAAGCAAGCCTTACGATTTGATTACATCCATCATTAATACGATGCTGGTTAGGCCCAACAAGATGACCATAAATGGTCATACTGCATCTGTATTACGCGGGCATCCTGACCTTATCGCTAAAATTCACGGTGCAGGCGGGGCCAAGGGAACCGTTAATATGCAAGAGATTGCTGCACTCTTCATGCTTGATGAAATCCTGGTAGGGGAGACGCGAGTTAATACCGCGCAAGAAGGACAAGCAGCAGTGATTGAGCGAACATGGGAAAATAACATGATCCTTAGCCGCACTGATACACAGCCTTCTTTGTTGGGTGGAACAAGATCTTTTATGGTTTCTCCGAAGTGGCGTGATATTGCGGTTTCATTCTTTGATCCAAACATTGGCGCTGATGGTGCCGATGCTATCCGGGTGGGAGAGAGTATCACGGAAATTGTTACCGCTCCTGATCATGCTTTCCTGGTGCAGACCGTCCTTGCTAACCCCATCGCGTAATTATGGAAACAATATGAACACATATCTTGTGAAACGTCGTTTACTTCATGACGGTGTTTTTTACGGACCTAATGAGGACGTAAACACCACTATTGATCTGCCTCCCAAGGAGGCGGGTCAGTTACTTCTTCTTAAAAATTCTCCTATCGTAAAAATAGTGTCCGGTTTCACCGCCAATACCGGCGTGGCAATAAAAGCAATATCTCTAAATGAAGCTATCTCCATTATTGCTGAAGAAATGCCAAGAGATGAGGATAAGTTTGCAGGCGATAAACCAAAAGCCTCTGCCGTGTCTGATTTGACTGGAAATAAGGTTAATGGATTGGAGCGTGATAAAGCATGGGCTGGTTACCTTGAAAAGAAAGCTGAGTTGAGCAAATGACAGCAAGGCTTGCTGAATACCAGGATTTTGAGGATAGGTATGGAATAACCTTCATGACTCGCCTTACTGACCATGAGAGCACAGGGGACCCCGACAAGCAAAAAGTTGAATTCGCGGCAGATGATGCCACCGCCCTTGTTTATGGAAAGTTGGGTATGCAATATCTTGTCCCTACAGATCCTCACCCACAGATATTGGTCAGGATCTGTATTGTAAATTCTATCTGGAACCTAGGGCTTTCCTTGAATGGTGGCCTCGGTGAAGATTGGGATGCAGCAAATCAAGAAGCTCTTACTCTGCTGGAAAGTATTGCTGCTGGAGACACGACACTAGGTGTTGAGGATCCGCAACACACCGAACCCCCTAATCCGGTAATTGTCAATGCATCTCCCACCGTTTTTACGGATGAAAAGCTGAGCCGATACTAATGCGCGAACTTTTAAAGGCCATACAAGAAACACTCCGATCCGGGCTTGACTCCACGGTTTACCGGATTGGATCCACTCCTGAGCAAAGTGATATATTTATTGCCGACAACGAGCAATATTTACCAAAAGCTTGCCTGTTTCCAGCGGTTGGCATTAAGGATGCCGGAGAATCTGAGTTGATAGAGCATGCCTGTGGTGAGAACCAGATGGCCGAAGAATCAACATTTACGGTTTCTATAATTTGCTGGGCTCCATCACTCAGCAATAAGATAGGTGGGGGTATAATAGGGGATCAAACACAGCCAGGAATACAAGATAGTAAAATATATATTCACACTCTGTTGCGGGGTAATACCCTTGGATTGGATTTTGTTGAAAGCGTTAATCGTGGAGCCATACCGCCAAGCCAGACCACCATACAGGATGCCGGGACAGCTCAAAGCTTAGTGATTCCGTATATTTATGAAATTAAAAAATATTACATGATATGAGAAAATATATCCTTAAAAAAGGGGTGCCAGAAATCACCATTATGGATGGCGAATTAAAGGGCCATACATACAAACACGGGGTGTTTTACAAGAGTATCCCCTCTCAACATAAGTCCTCATTTATCCGAAAAAGTGTGGGTGTTAAGAGACCATTTGGCAAGGAAAAGCTGCCAGAAAAACAAAAAAATAAAGAGGTCGTCTAATGGCAAAATCAACTCAATCAATGCTGAACCTGTTTTCAGTTGGGGCCGGGGCGCAGGAAGTTGCAATAAATACGTTTGGCACCCTGGATCAATCCATTGTAGTGGGCGAGGGGGACTTTATCCAGATGGCCCCACTCCGGGAAACCAACCGTGGAGAGGCCACCGGCTTTGAAGAGCCCACTGAAGTTTATGACAATGGACGAACGTATACGATGGCATTCAGTCCAAAATTTTGTACATACAATAAGATGGCGTTTCTTATGGCCTACGCCCTTGGAATCTGCACCACTGTTGCTGCTGGTACCGGGTACAAACACACCATAACCCCCATTGCCGGATATGTTGATGATGACCGATCAAACCCTACTTTCACGGCGGCACAGCGATTGAGTGACGATACACAGTGGACTCGCTTCGCTTCTGGAGCGGTGCAAAGCGTAACAGAAACGTATGCCCCTGGAGAATGGGTTAAAATCGCCGCCAATCTCGTATTTTCAGGTAAGTATGAAAAAGTTATAACAGAAGAAGAAGTTGCTGATCTTGATAATGTAACAGCTATTACCCTTTCAACCGCAGTTCCAGGAGCAACCCCCGCTGAACGTCTTGAAAATATCAGATCAATCCGCGTGCAGTACAATGGAATAAAAGATCAGTACATTTCCCCCGTATCGGTCGATGATCAAGACCCGGCTGTTATTACCATCGCAAGCCTTGGAGGCGCGGGTGATACCGTCACCTATAAAGTTCTTTATCGGCATCCTGACCCGGCATGGTTACCACTACCAGCAGCAATTTCAGAGCCAAACATAAAAGTTAGTCAAGTGGTGATTACCATCGGTGGAAGCTGGAACGGAACCGAGTTTCAGGGGGGACGAACTATTTGTTCAGATCTTGGTTCGCTTGAGGCTACGTTTACAAATGACAGCCTCGACCCCATGCAAACGCCATGCGCAGCCGATCCGGATCAACAGTACGGCGGTGTCATTAAACGATCTGGAAGAACCCAAACAATCACCCTATCGAAAGAACTCCGTGACGTTTTGACGGGCGCAATTTTCGACGCTGAAGATAAGATTGGTCTTGAAATTGTTGCAGATGGGGTGGTTTTCCCAGGGGATACCGAAAAATATAGCTACCGTCGTGTATGGCCGGTATGCGCAATTATGGATAATCAGCTCGGAACAGATAATAGTCGGAATCAGGAAACTCTATCTCTTGAAGCCTTGGAAGATGCGACCTACGGATCAACCATTGTGGTTATTCAAAATATCGTTGCTGCATACGCTGCTTAATATAAAAAGGAAATAAGATGAGAACAATAGGCCGTAACGAATTAACCATTCAAGACCCCTATAGCGGGTCAGAAATTACTATTTACTATAAAATACCAACTACTACGCAGAGGATACTTTTTGCATCATTAGCTTCAGGTGATATGAAGATGCTGGAATATTATGTGGCAGTAGGCCGGGAAGTAATCACAGGATACCCGGCTGGTCAGTTCGGGATTGATGATCATGATGGCGTAACAAAACAAATTGATTCTATTCCTTCCTCCTCATTTTTTGATAAAAACTGGAAGGAAGAAATATTTCCGGCCTCTGGAGAGAGTAATGAGGATATCTTGGCAGCTCTTGGAAAATGGGTTTTGGGGTGCTTGGTCAAAATATCGAATACAGGTGAATCAAAAAAAAAGACGGGGGAAAAACTGCCTTTGAAAGAGATCTCGTTGAGCTCGGAAAATACAAAAAACATGGGAGCTGCACCGAAAAAAGAAAAATAAAGTGCAAGGAAGAATATGGTGAATGGCTTGATCATAATTGCGCAGAATGCCCACGGGCAAGAGGAACAATAAGTGATTACACAGCTTTCCTTCTCAAAATGCACCGATTACAGGGGGCCGGGTGCCCTCTTGATAAAGATGATTTAACAATTGAACAATGGCTTGACCTTGGCCAATTTAAAGGAATGATAGAGTGACATCATGCCAAATACAGCAAATCTTGCCATAGTCATAACTGTAGATGATCGGGGGCTTGTCAGCATCGACAATCTGGGCCCCCGCACCCAACGGTCAACGCGACAAGCAGAACGCTCAATATCCTCCCTGTCTACAGCAGTAAAAAGCCTTGGTGCCTTAATTGCTACAAAGCTGACCTTCGATACAATAAAAGAAGGCGTCCTTCAATTTGCTTCCTTTGAAGATCAGTTGCTTATCACTAAGGCTGCTACAGGTGCCACTGCGGACGAACTGGAACTACTGAAACAGAAAGCCCTTGAGTTAGGAGGAGAGCCAGCACAGACCCCCGCTATGGTCGCTGAAGGCATGGCTGAACTTGCCCGCTCAGGGCAGGATGTAAACGATATTATGGAATCAGTTGCGGCAAACGCCCAACTTGCTGCCGGATCAGAGCTTGATTTCGGGCAGGCTGCAGAATTCACTACCGACATCCTTTCCCAGTTTGGCCGAGAGGCATCAGAGACACAGGACTTGGTTGATGTGCTGATCGCGGGTGCAAATTCTGCCTCCGTAACAGTCACGCAGATGGCTGAGTCGTATAAATATGCCGGTGCCATATCTGACAGTATGGGTATCAGTACAAATCAAACAGCCGCATCATTATTGGTCCTTGCTAACTCCGGTATAAAAGCGTCCGAGGGTGGTACAAGTCTCCGTGCAATTTGGAATAAACTACTTAAAAAGAGTGATGAACTGTCAGAAAGTTACGGTATCCAGATTGAGGAGATGCGTAACGGTAAGGTTGTCACCCGTGAGCTGTCGGATATCATAGACGATCTGTCAAAGGTCCAGCTGACAGCCAAGGAGCGGACAAAACTTTTCGGCCAGATTGCTGGCCCTGGAATGGCGGTTCTACTTAAAAAAGGTGGCGATGCCATCCGGGAGTATGAATCTGATTTAAATAATGCTGCTGGGACCGGTGAGCGTGTTTCTAAAACAATGCAGGAAGGAACAGGCGGGGCACTGCGTACCATAGGCAGTGATGCGCAGGTTGCAGGGCTAAAGATCGGTGAATTCTTTGCACCAGCCGTGCAGAGCATTGCTGACATATCTTTCCTTGCCGGAAAAACTGTTGATACCCTAGCAGGTACCTTTTACAAAAGCGCAGCAGGTATATCTGCATTTGCAGGAACAATTTTTGAATTGCAAGGAAAAATCGAAGGGCTAACTGATAAAGTTGGCCTCACCGATTCCGCAACAAATTCATGGGCTGAGGCCTCCACCGCTGCATTTGAGTCTGCACTTGATCTTTCTGCGAAGGGATCAGCATCATTTGATATGATGCTTGGCAAAACAAAGGAAGTTTCCGCAGCTCAGCAGAAATATAAAGAAACCCTTGCTCAGTCCAAAGATACCATTACTGCTGACCAAGAGGCCCAATCTGCCCGGTCTGATAGTGTTGTTGGTGATATTGAAAAAATAGCTGAAGCTGAAAAGAAAGTAGCGGATGAACGAGAAAAAACTGTTGCTGAAATGTACAAAACATTGGGCGTCGGCGGCGAAGAGTATTTTAGAAACGAGGCTCAGAAACTCCTGGATCAGGCTGCAAAGTGGGAAGAAGCCGGAGCGGACCAGATCGCCACACAGCAGTATCTGTATGACGAGGTAACCAAACTCAGCGAGCAGGCATGGACCGCACAGGATCAGGCCGCAGGTATATATCTTGATGGTCTGACCGCTACCTTCACTTCTGCGACCTCCGACATTGCAGCTGACATTGAGGCCGTCAATGCTATGGCGATTGATGTTTCTGCGGATATTATCACGGATCCGTTTTCCGCTGGTGTGTCTGAGGTTGATAGCGAGGTTGATAGACTCAATAAATCGGATGCGCTGGTAACCATAGACGGCGACAATACCGGCGCAATGGCTTCTCTTGCAGAGGTAACAGCAGGCATTTCGGACGCAACATCGTTGTTAGAATCTGCAATGGGCAAGATAGGCGGGTCGGGGCGAGTAGCTCTTAACGCCGACGCATTAATAGGAACTGTAAGTGGAAGTACCCGTCTATACCGTGATGCTGAAGGAGCAAGGCAGCGAGGAGAGGAAACATTCAGCAGTCGTGGCCACGAATACAAGACCAGCGACTTTTATAGTTTTTCAACTGGTGGGTATACTGGGCATGGACAGCGCAAAGCGCCGGTTGATGACGGAAAAGGCGGGTTCCTTGCCGTCATGCATGATGATGAATATGTGATTCCCGGAAATGATTATAGGAGCGGAAAGGGCCAGGCAACGAATAATACTCAGTCAGTCACTAATCAAAATACTTATATTGTCAATGTTACTCAGCCAATGACCCCGGCGCAGATTGTTAATGTATCAGAGCAACAAAAAATTCTTGCAAAAAGGACAGTTAAGGTATGAGTAAGATACTTTTTGAATACGAGTCGTTCTCTCTTCAATTTACTTCAAGCCTTTCCTATCCTTTAGAGGAGCCGGTTTCCTCCATGCAGGTTTTTGAGGAGACAAACGCCGGAACTCCACGGGTTCAGGAACTCGGAGATAAAGATATCACGATGATAAATCTTAATTTCTCCAAAATAAATCTTGTTGACCATGCGGCCCTGCTGGACTGGTTACAAAATAAGGTGATATGGATGGCTAATCCTTTTTATTATACCAATCAGGACGGCCTTAAACGGCTGGTTATCGCCTTCACTCAAGAATTTAATTTCCCGATAGACAACTATAATTTTTCATCTGGAACCCTTCCTCTCAGGGTGATTACAGCATGAGAGATAATTTATCACCAGAATTCATCGCAGAACTCAGCCGCCAAGGTTGTTCCCCTGTCCAGGTTGCAATCTTCAAGTTTTCAACAGGTAACCGCGCTCTTTCTGATCGTGTTTTTGAGTATGCCCCAGGCCTATACACTGAGGATTTAATTGAAAGCTGGGGTGATATGCCAAGAACAGCAAACACCGCAGAAACACTGGCTGGCTCTGGCGTCCCTATACCCTCTTGTGCTCTAACCATTTTAAATATTGGCCCTGACTGGTTTTCTGGTCAAATCAGCGGCATTACCCTGGAAGAGGTTGAGGTTGAGTTGTGGCAGTACTTCCGTGGTATAGATGACAGCTATCTAATTGATAGATTTGTCATACAGGATAATTTCCAGCATGGCCAGGGACATTTAACATTATCTCTTGATCTAGTTTCACCACTGCTCGCATCTGACCCTTACATAGGCACCCTTGATCCCGTTAGCAACACTTACTTAGGTGTCCCTATCGGTTTAATTATTGGAGTCCCTGGGATTTTATATGGTGTTAACCCATATGCAAAGCTAGATATTTCCCTTACTGGTGCAGAGACTACAATAATTACAGACCGTGATTTATTAACGGCTGATTTTGTAGCTCCTGGTAGTATAGAGATAGGGGTTAATATTGTGAATTATACCGGTATTTCCGGTAATAACTTTACCGGCTGTAGTAGAGTGGCCTCCGGCGCAGGCGCAGGTCAGTATATAACAAAGGTTGGTCATGACTATATATTCGCCTTCGGAGCTGGCCCGGTGAGCGTTGCCGGTCCTGTCTATGTAGATGGAGAGTCCTATACCGGAGATAGAGACATACGTAACGATTTGAACCCGGTACAAGTAGCTTTCCCGGATAGGCTACCGGGAGAGCTAGCAAAGCCCCCGTCAGAATACATTGATGCGACACTATTTAACGACTATGCCGAAGCCGCTTTGTCGATAGCAGCGAATACCGGCGATGTGACAATATATTGTGATAGAGATTTAATTGAGGCAGGATTTGTTACACCATCTTCAACTATTGCAATAATTGACGGTCTTGACGGTTTTTTTTATACCGGTATTTCAGGTAATAATTTTACCGGCTGTAGCGGAGTGAATGGCATTTTTCCGGTAGGGGCACCGGTTACTATGTTCTGGCAGTCGGGGTCATCACTGAGCGTCCAGGTACAGCCGGGAGACACGACGGTATACTGCGACTTAGATCTATTTTCGGCTGGCTTTCCTGCTGCTGGTGGATTTGCTCAAATATATACAAATCCAGGTTTTGACAAATTTTCATACACCGGTATTGCTGGCAATAACTTTACCGGCTGTAGTGGGATAGAAAGTACCGTGTCAGCTGGCGCAAGAGTAACGCAATATAGCTGGATGTACACCCTCCCGCCTGGCGAGATCTTTGATAGTTCAAATCCTAAAGTAAATGGTGTCCCTATAGGCAGGGACCGTTTTTTTTATGATAGCGCAGTTCTTGACGATTTAAGAGTGATAATAGACTATAGCTTGGTTAAAGACGGGGATGAGGTGGAGGTCAGAGTGAGCGTTTTTGAACGCAGTAGCTCTATTAACGTAACGTTAAGTATTGGAGATTCCGAATCTAGCGATGTATCACCGGCAGACTTAATAATTTCTATGATCAGTAAAAATAAAAATTTGATAATTGATCAAGCATCCTTTGATGCGGCAAGGATATGGTTTAATGATAATGGTTACGTGTTCAACGGCTTCATACCAGGAGACCAGCGTTTACTGAAAACTTTACTCGATATGTGTCAGCAATGCAGATCGACCCTTATCCATGACAATGGTTATCTCTACCTTAAAGTTAACGGGATAAGTAGTCAGTCAAGTATGCTTTTTTGGTCAGAGCGAGAAAATACTGTTGCTAAAAATTCAATACAGGTATCACGCCAAAGAGCTGAAGATACAAAGAACTGGATTGATGTTAGATATGATACCTCTGATATTCAGGCCGGGTACCAGGGTGGATTCACGATTAAAGATCAGCAAAGCATTGATAAACAAGGGCGGCTGCAAGGTACTCTTGACCTATACCTTATTGATGACCAGGTGATGGCCAACGATATAGCCTCTTATTATCTTACCGACCGAAAAACCCCATATACAATAATAACATTCAAGACTTATACCGAGGGGTTCCCGCTTCAAATAGGTGACACTGTGACTCTTATTACAAGGTATTCCGGGTTTATCATATTTAAAGGTCGGGTAGTTGATACTTCTCCCAGCTTTGGGAGTTGGAAACAAAAAAAAATGTATCACTATAATGTAACAATTGCAGGTTACCTTCCTGCTGCTGGTGATTCAGGATCTACGGGACATGGCGCTGGTTTGCATGGCGTACAGCCTCATGGATTATAATAAATAACAAGAGGATAATATGACCACCCCCCAAACACCTAACATAGGGTTGTACAGTCCTATCTATGAGGAAAGCCCGTGGCAAGCATCATACGAATATAATTGGCTTCTTCTTGATACCGTTGTTAACGGGATAAACATTTCTTTAGCAGCCAACACGGTGCATTCTACTGGTACCGGTGCTGATCATGCGGACGTGGCAGCCAACACGGTACATTCCAGCGGCTCGGGTGCTGATCATGGTTGGCTAGGGCAAAACGTTAGTCCGTCGGAGGGTGTATCTTTCAGCCGAGGCTCATTCGGCACTACAAGTAATACCAGAAGGTTAGAAGCTGGCTCTGTTCAGCAGATAATTGCTTCGTTCAAAAGTTTAAGCACAATAGAGGGCCGAATTAGCGTGTCGGATGCGAACACCACTGCTGATAACTTTGTTAGCTATGGGTCCAGAGGTAACGATGCTATTATATATGCTGGGGCGCAGGTAGGTATTATTATCAAGGAAGATGGTTCCGTTCAGCTAAAAAGTTTAATAGGGTTTCCAGTATCGCCCAGTGAGGGTGATATTTTTTACCATTCAGGAGTTGGAGAGAAACACTTTTATGGATGGGATGGAACGTCTTGGAAACAGCTAGATAACTAATAATTATATAAAGTATTTTTTTGAATCAGTGCAGGGGGCATTACCCACCGCCAGGACATAATAAAAAAGGCCGTGCCCCGGTAATGGGCACAGCCTTGAATGGGTCTTGATTTACGATGGATTACTTTTTATTCATCAAGTAATCTGTAATCCTGCTCAATCTCTTTTTCCTCATATCTCTGCTGAAGACTTTTTAAATCAGTTACTAAGTAGATAAGTGCTTTTCTCAATTCTTTTCCTGATTTTGCTGCATCAATGGGGCTCGCACATCTCAGGGCGGTTCCTGAAAGCTCCCTCTTGGCTGAACAAATATACATGATGATTCCTTGTGGAAAAATTAATAGTTATTACTTGATTAAACCCTGTAAGTTCCCCTTGTAAAGATAAGGCTCCTGATCGAGATACATTTGACGGAAAGGGCTATAGGACGGTAATTTCCACTTACATCCTGTTTCATATTCCAGGGCGAACCGTGCCCACAGCCTTGAAGCAACCAGCTCTTTATCTCTGACTTGTTTCCTGATCCCCGGCCTTACTGAGTACGGAATACTTCCCTGGATGTTTGCGAGAAGAGCCTCGGTTTCAATCATGATAGGATACGGCAACAGAAAGGCGTCTCTTTTGACTCGGCGGGGACTATGGTCTGTTTGTATTACTATGGCAAGCCAGTACTCACAGCCCCGCCTTTCCCGCCATTCTTTGGCATACTCTCGCTGTCCATCGCTCCATGAGTCAAAATTAAACCGCTCAGACTTTCCTGTTTTCACCTCAACATGGATTTGATGAACAAGGCCACCGGTCAGATCAGGGGTAAACCGTTCCGGGGTATTCCAGCAAATCACCCGGCCATCCTTCACAATTGGCAAGGCGCGTTCGTGTCGGGTAAAAATATCATACCGGTGTAACATCTTCGTTATTTCTGCTTGATAAATATCAGCCATTACCTTTTACCTCTCGTTAATTTAAAGAGACCTACAAACTCAATCCTGAATGGGAATTGTATTTTGTAATAACCAACTTTTCCACTTGCACCGAGAGCCCATCCTTTTTGATGATAGAAACCACCAGGTTTTGCACATTCTCCACATAACCTATCGTTCCCGTACAGCCTTTTAGGATTGATTCTGCCGCAACAATCGCACTTTCTTATGATCAACATTGCTTCCTCTCATTCTTGAATTTTTGCCATTGCCTCCAGCTATCCGGGGAGCTGACCGGCCCCACATGAATATCAATTTCCGTGTCCGACGCTCCAAACTCCAGCAGGGTATCAAGGACAGACTGCCCTTTTTGCCAATACCGGTATTTCGGATCACAATTCCCCGGTATTCTCAATCGCCCCTGATCGTCAAGAAAAGGAAGAGGGGTTTTCCTGTGCTGCCCTTCCCGTTCCGGCTTTCTTATTTCAGTGGCAGGCCGGGGCACCGGTCCTGCCTTTGAATTATTGAATAGCGGTACCTGAATCATTTCAATTTACTCCAAGCTTCATTGCAATATCCTTGAGTTCGTTAAATGTTCCGCCTGTGATCGTGATTACCGATCCGGATGCTATGGTGATATAAAAAATCCATACCCCTTTTTCCTTTACCATTTTCATTCCGTATCACCTCCTAATTTATTCTTTATGTACGATTCATGATTTCTCTTGATCATTCCAAGGAGAACATTGTCTATTTCGTAGCTCTCGAATTCATAGCCTCGTTTTTCTTTGAGAAGATCAATCGAGTCAAGAATCATAAGCATAAGCTCATTTTGCATAAGCTTACTTTTTCTTTTCCGCTGATTTATCTTCGGAAGATCATCAATACTCATCTTCTCCGTCCTGTTAATTTGTATGCAATTGGTCGTAGGTCGCACAAGGAATGTTATGTGCAACAAAGAAAAGGCCGACAGCTTATGTTGCCGACCCGGCCTTCTCTTTTGCATTAAATACCAAGCAAGCTTACGCTGGCCGGGAGAAAGACCTCCTTAAAACAGCGGAGCACCGTCATTTTCCCGGCTGATCAGAGCCGCTCCCACCGCATTCCCTACCTCATAATGCTCAGGAAAACGAACCGTGGTGTGCAAACGCTCCGCCACGGCAGGCAGAAAACAGCTGGCTGCCGCACCGATCCCGATAATCGGCACCTTCACCGCAACCCGGAGCGAGAACAGCTCGTTATCCATGCTGCTCAGAAAGGGCGTCGCCTCAACATCCTGCCAAACCTTACGCCCGAGATAATCAAGAATGATGCCCTCAATGGTCTTTTCCGCTTCCGCCACCACCTGAAGACAGAGGTACTCAATGCTCATATCTAAGGAGGCGGCCAAGGCACGGGCCCCGTGCTCGGCCTGCTCCTTGCTGCCGATATCCAGCTTCCCCAGAACATGCAGGTCATCAGTCGGGGTGAAACCGGCCATCCTGACCTGCTGAAGATAGGCCAAACGCTCCAGCCGCTTTTTAAGGAAAATCCCAGCCAAGCCGGTTTGTTGGGTCAACATCTCCAAATTGGCCGGACCATGCTCCCGAAGGCAAAAGAGTATCTCGTCCTCACTGACGACCTCATCACTCAATCCCTCAACTGGCAAAACCACAGCATTACGCAGCCCGCAGCCCAACCATTGCTCAGGATCGGGTATATCCTCGGTCATACAGAGAGGCTGAACCCGTGTTGCTTCCAGGCGAATCTTTGGCCGCTGTTTGCAACCGCCTTCCAGATCCAAAGAACAATCATAATCTGAAGAACAGATGACATGGGAATCCCCGCCACCCGCCGCCGTATACATATCAATGGCTTCAACATGGGTTTTCCATTGCCCGATCCGGCAGCCTTGATCGCTCAGAACCGGGTGCCCGTCCCGAATCATGCAGACATCCGTGGTCGTGCCTCCCACATCAACAACGAGGGCCGTAGGCTCTCCGGCTGTACAGCCAAAACGGGCTGTGGCTGCCGGACCGCTGGCCATAGTGATCGCAGCGCG